CTCTTGCTCCGCATCCCACTGCGCTTTCAGCGCTGCTTGCTGCTCGTCGTACCGCCGCTTGTCCTCCGCCACTTGCTCGCGTTCGAAGGCTTCCGCCCTGCGAAGAGCTTCATCTTGCACGCGCGCTGCGCGGTTCTGCGCTCTCGATGCGATTAGCCCACTTCCTACTACGCCAGCAGCGGTGGCGCCACCAGCAAGGAGCGTTGCGGCTGCGGGAGTCAGTGCGGCAAGGAACGGCATGTTTCCCTCCCGAGTGGAATCATATACGAGTCCATCTCAAGTTTGCGCCCGCCGACGCGACCGAGGATGCCACGCATACGGTCATCTGCAGCGCCCGCGATCGCCCAATACCACGCCCAACGCGAGGCCGCCTCTACTGTCGCACGGAGCAGCTTCCGCGTTACGCCTACATCCCCACGCCGCTCCGGCGCGATCCACAAACCCTCGAGGTGCGTGATCCTCAGCACCAGCATCGACGCGACGATCTCGCCCTCGTCCTCCACGACGATCGCCTCGCAGTCCTCGGGCCTCGTGTACCGCCACAGATCCGGGATCTGCGCTTTCTCTAAGCGGTCCCACTCCTCGGGCGGCAGCACGCGCGCCTGTTGTCTCATGCCGCCAACCGCTCCAGGGTCATGTGCAGATCGTACTTCATCGGCGTACCTCCCACCGATGCGTACGTCGTCGAGAACGAGATGGGCGAGCCCTGATCCACGTGGATCAGCATGCCCCCGGCACTCACCGTCGTCAAGCTGTTCCCGGTCATCGCCGCTCCGGCGAGCGACAACGACGCCCCCCGGTTGGTCCACAGGAACGTCACGATCAGACTGCTCGACACGGTTGCCGCCTGGACGACCTGCGCGTAGTACGCCAGCCGGTAGATCCCCGCCGGCACGCTCGTCACGTCGAATGGAGTCGTACCGATGGACGCGCTCTGATCCAGCAAGCTCTTGCTCGTGAGTACCCGCGCAGCCTGCACGATCTCCTGGGTCTGGTTGGTGAAGTACTTGATCCAGGTCTCGGTGATGAACCCGAGCCTGCTCACGAGCGCATCGGCCACCGGCATCGGAACGGGAAGAAGTGGCATTTATGCCGCCCTCCCGATTCCAGGGTTGGCGCGCTCGAACCCGGGCAAGTAGGCGTTGGTCAGGCGCCAAGGAATCGGGTCGGTGACGGAAACCTCAAACACCCGGCGCCGCGCAGCTCCACAACGGAGCCACCGCACTCGAGTCTCGTACTCGCCGAGTTTTCCGGCCGAGCGCAAGACCTCGGATCCCCACGTCTTGCCGTTGTCGTTGCTCATCCGCAGCATCACCTGTGGGTTGGATCCCTGGCCAGTGCCAGTCGCGCCGAGACCGGACTCGAGGTCGAGCTCGAACGCCGGATAGTACAGCAACCGATTCTCGCTCACGAGTGCTGGAGATCTACGCACGCGCCGAATGGGCCGATCTCCCGCGTCCACCCCAAACGACGGTCCCATGCGATAGACGGCTCCCGACGTGCGGTCAAGCATGCGGTGTTCGCCGAACGCAAACGCATGAAACGCAGATCGCCACGCGTCGAACCTCGACATTTCCGCGATCCACGTCCCTCGCTCGTGCCACGCTACACTCGCCGGCAGCGCCGCATCGTGTACCCATGTCGCGTTCGCCGTACCCAGGGAGAGCAAGTAAAACGTGTGGCCCCTGTCCTCGTAGCTGTCGCCGATGCCGTCATCGAGACTGCTGTATCCGTTCAACGCATTCGCAAGCGCAATGGTACTGACGATCTCGACTGCGAGTCCCGGAGTCCGTACAACCACGCCCTGACCGTTGGCTGTAGCGGCCACCCACACGAGTGTGGCTCCCACGATCTCGGCTGAGAACGGAGCCGCTATCCCGTACGGCATCAACCCCGACGGATGGAACACGAACGGAATCGGAGACTCGCCGGCGTTGTACCAGGCTTCTCCGGTCTGCGCGCCCATCAAGTACAGATACCCGTTCGCCGCACGGATCGCACGAAGCGGATCGGGCGCCTTGCTACGCTGAATGAACTGCGTCGGATCCCAAGTCGTGAAGTCGAGCAGGTCGGAGATGCGTACCGTCGACGTCGCATCGTCGAGGACGAGCCCGTAACCGTCGAGCGTGTCGCCCATCGTCGCAAGCCCCGCTAGCGCCGCAACAGCTGCAAACGTGTTCGTGCTGAGAATGAACGTGTACGCGTTACGGCCGCTCGTGATGAGCAACTCGCCCACGGTGTTGAGTGAGATGGTTGCGGGGTTCGCGTCGATCGCAACCGTCCCGCGGTTGGTGATCGTCCCGTTTTCGGCGATCTCGTTAAAGCGCGTACCCTGCACGGCGAACTCCCGCTGGGTCTGCGGATCGAAGATGTGCGCTCGGCCAGGAGCGCCTGAGTCAGTCGCGATCAACTCCACACCGGGAGTCGGATTGCATGACCACCGCGCAGTCGCCCCGGGGCTCTCGGCTCGCTCAAGGTACCAATTCATGAGCCGCTGTTGGTCGAGGTTGGGAGCCTGTGCCACATTCGACGGGCCCAGGAAACTCGGGAACTCCATCAGCCTTGGTCCGTGTAGATCGACCATCGGCTGTGACCGACGCCGATCAGCGCCGCAGGGTCGAGCTTCAACTCTGCCGGCCGGGCGTTGGCGCGCTTGACCACTCCCATGCTCTCGGCTGCGGCCTTGGCGAGGCCAGCGGACACCTGGCTCTCAAACGGAGCCGCAAGCTCGAGCGCCAGGTTGGTGCGCAGCATCCGCTCGTAACCGGGTGGCAAGCTGAACGCGCTCGTCAGCGCAGCTTGTCTGGCAACCGCAGTCGGCGAGTACAGGGCAAACTGGAGCGTCGTCCCCGTCGGGATCGGCAGTAACTCGAGCGTACCGCGCGCGGTGCTGAACGTCGGGTTGTACCACCACGCTTGAGGCATGGTGTTCTCCAGTGCCTTGTTCGGCCACTCTCGATATGCAGCGTCAGTCAGTTGGAGGAGGGGCGTTTCGAGGTCCGGAGTCGGCGCCGTGTCGATGAGTCGGACGTCATCCAAGAACACAGGGCGCACGATGTCCACATCGCCCCCCGCGCCCACCGTGTAGCTCCCGTCACTCGGCGTGATCGCTTTGACGGTGCGGGTGCTGAAGTAGATGGCACGGTTGTCAGCCGCCCACTGATCCAGAAGGCCGTTGAGTAGCTCGAGTGCCAGGTCGCCGTCGGCTGCAGACATCACCTCGCCCGACGCGAGGACGCCTAGCGCCTGTAGCGCCCCACGGCAGATGTCGGCGACAGTGCTGACGGCCACATGAGCCTACGACTGCTTGGCCTTCCGCTTCGGCCTCGGCTGCTCCGGGATCTCGGGCAGATGCTCGAACGCTTCCTCGTCCGCTGCTCGCGCCTCGGCGCGCGCCGTCTCGCTCAGGCGCTTGTCCTCGTACAGCCTGTGCGCGGCGGCTACCGAGATGCTGTCTTCGTCGCGAGTGGCGCGCTTCAGCGCGTCCTCCACGCTGTCAGACCAGCCTTCGGCGAGTGCCCGACGGTGCTCCTGCTCGCTCGCCACGGTGAGATAGTTGCGTCGCGAGAACGCTTCGTCCTCCGGGTCGACCACCAGCAGCTTCCCGACCGGCACGCCCTCGGCGTTCAGGTGTCGCGACGCCCGGTACAGCATGCGTGGGTACGGGTGGTTCTTCGGGTCGTACCCGGGGATTCGATTCCGCGTCTCCCAACCCCGCATCTCCTGAGCGTACGGACTCAGGTCCGGATAGCGGAACGACGGGATCTGGTCCGGCGCCGGGTCGTTGGCTGGGTTGAGGTCGAACACCCTGTCCATGAGTCCTCCCTACGTGGATGCTGTGGGCGCCTGCGTGATCGTCTCGACACCCAGGGCGCCCACCGTGTACGTCGTCTCTTGCTTCGTCCACCTCCGCAGGGTCGTGGATGCCCCGGGCCCCACAGCATCGCCCTGCGCAAACCACACAGCGCCCGTGAGCACGTTGATCCACGGAGACACCAACAGCTCGGTCGGCGGCAGTCCTGCCGGATCGCGCGAGTAGAGCTGGTCCGGCTGCGCGATCCAAGCCGTTGCGCCGTTCGGGTGCGGCTCGGCTCCGGTGCCGTCCTGACCACGACGGAGCCGGACAGGGTTCGCCAGTGGGTTGCCGATCACCGCTACCGACTCACGGTCGATGTACAGCCGCGTGCCGTCCGACAGGCCGGCGACGCTGGCGACATAGGCTTCGCCATCCTCCCGCCCGAGCGGGGAAATCAGCGTCGTGCTCGACAGCGTGACGAGGTTGCCCATCTACTTCTCGCCCTCCGCCTTCTCGCCTTCGTACACGACGCTGTCGCCCGTCGCAGCCTTGACCAGCCGCAGCTTCGCACGCCCGGCGATGACGGCCGCCTCTTGCTTGGCGTTCAACACGACGACCGTCCCGAGCGGAGAGTGCACCGCCTTGGGGTACTCGGCGTACGACATCTGAGCCTTGCCCATCTGCTACCGCCGGCTGTAACAGACCGAGTATTCCGCCGAATGCGCGCCCGACTGAGTCACTCCCCACTGGCTCAGCTTGAAGTTCCCGAGTGGCGGCACGATCGCCGGCGGAAAGTGGACGTTCAGCCCGACGACACCGGTACCCGCCATCGTGATCCCGCCCGTCGGAGGACCGTATCCGGTGTTGCCGAAGCCGAAGAAGTACTGGTCCTCGACCACAGCCACCGTGGACCGAAGTCGTTGATGGTCGAGACGTTTCTCGGTCGAGTGTGCGGTTGCCCCCACGGCGCCGAAGCTCACGATGCTGTCGCCATCGGCGGCGCCCCCGTTCAGCGCGTTGACGACGGTGGCCACCGTGCCGCCCGTGGTCTTGACCGTGCCGCCGGCGTTGTCTGTCCAGAGCGTGAAGTCGGTCGTGGAAGCGCCAGCACCGATCGCCGTCATGCGGATCCGCACGAAGTCCAAGTACAGACGCTTCGTGGTGGATCCGTTGAAGATGTGCAGCAACGGCTTAAGCGATAGATCGGCCTGAACGGGGGCCGCATGGCCGATGATCCCCGTCCCGTCCGTCACGTTGTAGGTGCAGTAGTACGCGCCCTCGTCGGCGTAGGCGTACATCTTGCCCGCACCGATGGGCAGCGTGTACGCCTCGCCGTAACTCCCGACGCGCGTCGGAGTCGCAGCCGCCG